CGCCAGTAATTGGTGCCATTGCACTTTCTAAATCTGTTTTTGCCTGTTCTAATGCCTGTACTAAAGTTGAAATTGCTGTGTTTGTTGCGTCGTAATATGCCTGTGTTTGGTTAATACCAAGTTCTTGCTTCATCATTTGTGCTAGATTAGGCAAGTCCTTGTATTGCATTTCTGCAACATCTTCGTACATTTTTTGGATTCTATCAACAACGTCTTGAGCCGCTAGTGTTACCTGTGCTTCTTCAACGTCTGCTTCATTAATTTGTTTTGCTTCGTATGTTTTCTTTTTCTTACCAGCCATTAAACATGAACTTTCATGCTTGTGTTTTTTCTTTGAACCGCAACTTGCTTCTTCCATTTCTTCTTCATCTTCATCTGCCGGAGCAATATCCGCTGGTGCCATTGCTGACATACCAACATGTTTCTTTTGCTCACCTGTACCACCAGCATATGGATTTCTTGTATCTGCTGTGCCTTCTTGAACATGTGCTTCTAATGCTTCTTTCATCATTAGTGCTTGTAAGTAAGCAGGGTTATTCTGTGAAGTGTGTCTATCAATGCTTGATTGTACTTCATTTACTAATGCTGTTGTTTTAGCCAATAACTTCTGAGCCTGTTCTAATGAAAGACCTGATACGTCAACCTTACGATTGAAGTAGCTCTCCATAAGTTTGCCAACCTGTTTAATTTTATTTGTTGCTAGTTCTTGCAGTTTCATCGTCGAATCCTTTTTGTTGATAGTATTTAGCCAATTCAATTGTGTCGTTTAACTTAATTTTAATATCACTTCTAATAGCAATATTATTCAACACTTTGTCGGCCATCAACATTTTTCTATTAGCATCTTTTGTTGTACGCATAATTTGACTTTGACGATCAATATCCGTATCAAGACGCTGTAATCTCTTATCCTGTCTTAGCAAATGTTCTGCTTCTAATATCCTTGCTTGATTCTCTAGTATGCAATATGCTAGAGCGTTGCGACTGTTTGTAAACTCATGTACTAGTGTACTATGACGATACAAATAAAAATATCCGTCGCCAACTGGAGAAATTTTATAACGATTAAAGACAACAAAATCGTCCTTGACTTTGACGATTATATTTGATGAAAGACTTTGTAAGCTCTGTAAGGCGAGGTTACGAAACTTTTTATAATTTTTGTCTGTGGTAGCCATAACAGTCTACCAAACAAACTTAGTTAGTAACCAACCAATGACACCAATCAACATTGTAACTGCGGTGCCAGCCCAAGTAATCAGTTGCGTAGAACGACGGCGATCAAGATGGATAATCATATCCTTGATCTCCTTAACAGAGTTCTCTAAAGAACCTACTTTCTTCTCAACTGTATCTAACTTAGTTTCCAACGCATCGTACCTCTCGGCACATAACTCTACGTGGGCTTCTAAATTTTCTTTCTCAATTTGAGTAGTACTCAACGCTTTTTTCTCCAAAAGGATATTAAAGCATTAAATCTCTGCTGTGCCTAATAAGTAGCCTATATGTGCCTATTTTGTGTAATCTATGCTTTGTAACTAGCCTAAACTAGTTGCTATGTTTTATTTATCACAACCGACTAAATTACTTGGAAATAAGTATTGGTGTGTTCACCTAACGTATTGATTGTATTATTGATTTTAGCTGTTTCTGCTAGGCCATCTATGATAGGTATTCCGTTAAAATCTTGTATAAGACTGCCTACAGGACTGTCCTCGCTTCTATAGGCTTCTATTTGTTCTGAGCAAAAGTCAAAGCACCATATAGTGTAAGGGAATAAACTTGGCATGTAGTAACTGCCAAATATGTGTTCTTCTATTTGAATATCTTCTATCCTAATAGGTGTGTGTTCAACTGTAGGCTGAGCTCTTAAAGATATTAACTGTAAGAATGTTTCGTAGTTACGCTGTTGATTACGTCGTATAATATCCTCAGGTGTTTTAGGCTTACGTGTAAACCCTGTAGGTGTGATATCTATTAATGTATAACAGCGTATCATTCTTTTATTAATTCTACTAACACTCTAAGTCTATCTAGAGCTTCTTTAATCATTGTGTGTTGGGATAATGTTGACCAGTCTTGTTTGTACATCCAGTCTCTATAGTCTTTGAACTCGTCATCTAGTTCAGTAACTAGTTCACGTTTATAGTGTGGATCCATAAGTTTACGTCTGTAAATAGTTTTGCCACGATCAGGTGATTCGTAAACCCAAGCAGTTGTATCTCGTTCAAACAATTCTTGTTGTTCCATACTCGTATTTATAGCCACAAAAAAAGCCCTGCTAAAAAACAGGGCTCTTTAGATAAGTTAAAAACTTATGATAATGTTGCCGCTACAGTTACGCCTGTTACTGCTGGTGTTGGACCACCTTGAACTAAAACGTATGAACCGTCTGCTGTACCTTCAACTGCTACGATTGTACCGCCTTCGTTTTGAATTTCGTTACAAGCCGCTTCTACTGAAACTGTACCTGTTGCTACTGTACATACGTAAGTAGTTGGGCCTAAGCCTTGTGAAGCTGAAACTGCCGCGTTGTTTGATAAAACTGCCATAATAATATCTCCTTAATATGTGGGATTTTATTTCTTCCCTAAACTTATTTAGTCCAATTTAAAAGTATTTTCAGTGTAGTTTTTCAAAAAAATCTGTTGAAGGTCTTACAGGTACATCAATACATTGTGTAGGTGCTACCCATATATCATATACACCGTCTATGTGTACAAGATCATAGTTGATTATAGTTGTTTGTAGTATTGCGTGTACTTCGCAGGCTGTTTGTGATGTAAAGTTAGGAACAAATGCTTCGTCTTTACACTCTTGTTCACCGTTGACCATCATACACAGGCCAATTAAATATCCCCACATTATGCGTTAGTTGGAGTAACGTTTGTAGAACTCTGTAAAAGCATGTACAAGTCTGAGTTAATAGGACGTCTAACAGTTTGTAGGATACGCATGATTGCTTGTTTACGATCCATTTTACTAATACGTTTGTGCCAATCTTGTACTAGTCTACGTAACCACATTTGATCTGATGTTAGTCCTTTGATACGTCTCTGTAATAACATTAACAGTTGATTAAAATCTTTCTCATCTATTTGACCATCTGCTAGATCTCTAAGAATACGCTTTATTCTCAGTTCAGGAATCTGTACGTCCCAGTCGTTAAAGAGTTTATCAGCATATTGACGTTGTTGCATTACTAATGTTAAGAAGTTATATAAGTCAGTCATAGACTGTCTAAAGCCACTAAAGTTTTGTTGCTTGATTGTATTCTTAGCATACTTCATAGCCTTAGGTTTATCAATATAGTATAAAACTCTTAGTATCATTAAATGATCAAATACTAGTGCGGCCAATGTAGCCACGTCAGTTCCTTTGACTTGACCAAGTCTACGATACATTCTTGATTCAATTATGTTCTTAATAAATTCCATTATACATTCTTTGCAAAGTTTGATTTTGAAAATCTTAAACGATCAACATATTTAAGACCACCTGCTACATATCCTTCGTGTCCTGACTCACCATCTATTGTTGCTGATATACCACCGCCTTGTTTGTCTAGTGATCTAACAATCTGTGTTTTAATAACAGCAATAGCATTAAACACTTTAAAAATTAATTCAACTACTTTCATATTTTCGCTGACATAAGCAACTAGTCTATCACCTTTAGGTTTTGAAACTTTGGTCACTGCCCAGTTAGCAAAGTTGCCAGCCATGTTATTAAAGTTACCTTCTCTAACTTTGAAGTTAGCAAACTGTTTCATTAACTGTGGTAAGTCGCTTAACTGTTTTTCTCTTAATGTCATTGGCTGAAAGAAGTTATCAATGGCACGTTGATTACTTTTAACTGTAGATTCAATTTGGTCTAGTTTGCCTGTTGGTAAATCTACTGTAGGTGTTTCTTTCATCTTAGGACCTACAAATAATATAGGACCGGTAGGTAATTTTTCTACAGCGTGAAATGGTTGTCCTGAATCTTGTGGGCCAGTTAAGAATGTATGTATTGCTACACCTGCTTTACTTGTACTAATCTGTTTACCTAAGTCAGTGTCTGTATCAACTGAGTATGTTACAGTGTTTGGAGTAAACACATATTTGTTTCCTTGTTTAGCAGGCATGCCTACATATAATAAGTCACCTTTAAAGTAACCACTTAGACCTTTTGGTGTTTGTGCTTCTAGTGCAGGCCATAATGCTTTATACATATTAATTAATTCTGTACGGTCACCGCCACGCATCTGCATAATCTTTTCTAATTCTTCTGGTGACTTAGCAAGTCCTGCGTATGTCTTAGCAGTAAAGCCTGACTTGTCTGTTAGTACAAAGTCTCCATCCTCGTCACGCCCAAATATAATTGCTGGCTTACCGTCCCATTTAATTGTAATGTCTTGTGCTGATTTAGGAAGGTTGTTTAATTCTTGTACAGCTCTGAGAGCACCTCTAGAACCATCATTAAAAATCATATCCTCTGGATGTTCAATTCTAGCCGCTTCAACTATCACACTCATACCTTGATTAATTATTCTATCTCTTGTACGAGCAATCCAATGCACTTCTGTTTCCACAGATTCAAACTGTAAGCCGTCCTTAGAGAACGTCTCTCTAGCATCTGCTACCAGTGCTTCGTAGTCATTGTTTTTCTTTGCCTGTGCTATAATAGTTTCTACACTAGCTAGATCTTTACGTGTGCCACCAATCAACATCTTAGCAATTTCATCTGGATTGTTTGATATAACTTTGTTTGTTTCTCTTGATACTAATCCATATTTGTATGACCATTTCATACCTCTGGCTTTAGCAATACTGGCTAATAGAATAGCACGGTGTACACCTTTAAATTCTGAGTCAGGTGATGCGTTTAAGGCAAACTGTTGCCATTTAGGATCACCAAACATAAAGTCTACTTGTACATAGCCGTCTTGTGGGTCACCGTTGATAGGACATTTGTAGTGTACTGAGTCGCCTGACTTAGCAACATCAGTTGTGTTTACACCTTGTGATATTAGTTTATTGTATAATTCTTCTTTGGTATGTTTACTAGCATCAACAGCAAGATCTAAATCACCTGATGTAGGTTTCTTACCTGTTGAGCCTAGCATGTTGTCTAGTAGAGGTAAGCCTGTTAGTGATTCAAGATATTTTACAGTTGGCTTAACGTCAGCAAGATTAATTCGCTGAGTTAAAGGAGTACCCTGTGCATCTTTGAATACGTTTCCGCCTTCATTAATCTTCATCTTTACGTCTCACTGAACGAGCAAACTTTTTAGGGTCTCTTGATTTGATTGCGTTAACAAACTTACGCTGTAAATCTTCTGCTTGTTCGCGAGTATAAAGATTATCAATCTGTTCAAAAATATTGATAGCAGATTGGATAATGTTATTAGCACGACTTTCAACTAAGTGATTTTTGTCCTTGCTAATGTGCATTGAGCTCAATTCATCTAAAATACTTTTTGTTTTACGTTGCATAAGTTAAGTTTCCGTTAGTGATAGTATTTATCGTCATTATACTATAAAAAGTATCCAGACACAATACTTACCGGTTAAATACATTCATGAGTAAATATTTCTGTATACAACCTTTCTATACCATGGAGTATAACATCGATAATACTAAGACTCCTTGCTGTTTGTTAAAAGATAATCCTAGCCCTGATATAGAAAAAATACAACAAGATCTACTAAATGATATAGCGACTCCTGCCTGTCAGGCTTGTTGGGATTTAGAAGATCAGGGATTAGAAAGTGATAGAATCTTACAAAATAGAAATTTTGATTATCAAAGTAATAGAGATATTAAATTAATAGAACAGGACTGTCATGAAGGAAAGAATTCATTACAATCTGTAAAGATCTGGACCAGTAGAAAGTGTAATGGCGCATGTGTTGTGTGTGATCCTTACTTTAGTACTACTTGGGGTTCATTGAAACAGGTATCTATAGAAAATAAAACTAAGTCAATGGATGAACTTAACAACATTGACTGGGCAAATCTAAAACAAATTAGTCTAATTGGCGGTGAGCCATTATATGAACCACGCAATTTTAACATATTGCAAAAATTAATTGACTATAACAATACTAATTGTTTTGTTACTATGGTTACCAATGGTAGTGTTAAACTCAAAGAAAGTCAAATTAATATATTATCTCAACTTACAAATTTAAATTTTTGTTTAAGCATCGACGGCATTGGACCAGTACATGAATATCTTAGATGGCCGTTAAAATGGAATCAACTCGAAAAGAATATAGAATTGTATCGTAGTTTAAATATTGATCTCTGTGCTAGTTATACTATCAGTAATATGAATATTATGTATTACAACGAAACTGTTAAATGGTTTAAAGATAATGATATTCGCTATAACCATAATATTGTACATAAGCCTGCTTGGTTTAATGTAAACAGTTTACCTCAAAATATCAAAGAAAAAATTAACTCAGATCTTTTTTCTGATCATCAAGACCGGCACGACATATTGTTTAATATGTTTTTAAAAAAGATTAAAGAGCAGGACGAGCTTAAAGGTATTAGTATAAACGATTACTTACCTGACTTTGTTAATCTAATTCAAAGTAATCAATAATTTCCGGAAACGTTTGTTTCCAATTAGTTTTTCTTATTGGATCCCATTTATTAACAAATTCTTTTAGTGGAGTAATGTCTGATTGTGCTTGTGTGTTTAACAGAGAGCTGATAGTATTATTATCTATAACATCTCTCAATGCCTTAGGAGTTCTGTCTAGACCCCAAGTACCCCAACAAGGATGTATGTTAATATCTGTAGGGTCTCCTTCTCTGTTTGTTTTTAAGTTTTGATTAATCCACTGTTCTACTCGATCATAATAATAAACATTAAATGGATTAAGTGTATGGCTAACTCTAAATATTAAATTGCCAGGAGCACGTTGTTTTAAATTAATTAAGTTCTGTGATACTTTACTCCATAGTAAAGGCCAGCGAATATATTCAAATTGCTTATCTATGCCATCTATACTTACTTCGTAAAATATATTTTTAAACTTTGATAGATATTCTAAAGTATCATCGTCTAATTCTACACTACCATTTGTTGTAAACCAAACTGTAACATTTTCTGGATTAGTAATACGATCTAAAACAAGTTGATATGTTTTAGTTAAGAAAGGTTCGCCACCGCTAAACTTTACTCGCTGACATCTATCTAAATCGTTTGTGGTTAATATTTCTTGAAGTTCTTCTTCATAAGACAAGTTTGTTTTTATTTCTAAAACTTTTTTATTAGTAACTAACTTTTCCCAAGTTGTACTTAAATGCGGGCCACACATAACACAGGCCGCATTACATTCATAGTCTATAGCAATATCTAAATACGAAGAATCTTTATCAATGATTTCAAAACTAGATTGTCTATAACTATGATGCCCTGCTGATTCCTGTTCCTGACATACTCGACAGCCTGGAAGCCATTCTTCTTTTTCTGTAACATCAAAGGTTCTTAGATCAGGTCCTTTATACCAACAGCAAGGTCTTACATTAAGGCCACTATCAGGTTTTAACATTAAAGATTTTCCGTTGGATAGAAATCTACAGAATTTATTAGACATTATTGCGTTTTAATTTGATTGAGCATCTGCTTGAGTTTATTGCTCTGAAGTTCACCTTGTACTTTAGGTTGATCGCCCTTGGGCTCTGCTACAGGTTTTTCACCTACAGTTGTAGTTGTTTTAATAGACTTCATTAATTCACTTGGTGCCGGTTGTCCGTTGTCTGATTGATGTTCTTCACCTAGGTCTGTAATTCTTAAACTTTCTAAGTTAAACTCTAAGTCTACCTTACTGC